CAAAATTACAATCCAATGCTCTACCAACTGAGCTATCGCACGGTGATGCCGACAGGATTTGAACCTGCGCTCTTTCGAACCAGAGCCTTAATCTGGCGCCTTAGACCACTCGGCCACGGCATCTTTACCAGCTACTGCTAGGATTTGAACCTAGGTGATTGGATTCAAAGTCCAAGATACTAACCACTATATGACAGTAGCTTACCCAAAAATATAATGTGTGTATTCTTTAAGTATGAGAGATATACCACAATTAATACTCTTATTAACTATACTAATAATTTTTATAGTTTTACTATCAATGAAAAAACACCAGGGTGATTCTATAAATAGTCAAACTGTGTGGTCATATTGGGATTCACCATACCAACCACCTATAATAAAAAGGTGTATAGAAAATTGGCAGAGTGTTGGTGGTTTTAGGGATATACGTGTTTTAAATAAGAATACAATTAGTAATTGGATTCCACAATCGGAATTGAACTATTTCACTAAAATAACAAGTAATGAAGCAAATAAATCCGATTTAATCCGATTTTATTTACTGAAAAAATACGGTGGTATATGGATAGATGCATCCGTATTTTTTAATAAAAATGCGTTTTCTTGGTTACCACAAGATAATAAAGTTTTTTGCTTTAAAGCCGATAGATTCTCTAAAGAAGAAATTGTGTGTTTAGAAAACTTTTTTATAAAATCACAAAAAAATGATCCTTTGATTGTAGATTGGTTTAACCAGTGTATCGAAGATTTTACCGATACCAAATACAAAGAAACTAATAAAAAGTATAGAGACATAATAGGAAAAAATGGTGATTATCTTGTTCCTTACGTATCGAGTATGAAACTTAATTTATATAAGTACCCAAATCTCATAACACAAAGTGCAGAAAAAGGACCGTATAAAGATACAATCGAACACAATTGGGACGCTGATAAAATATGCAAAAATATAACGTATAGTGAAAATTTAGTTAAATTGTACAATCAAACGCGTGATAAATGTCCGGAAGATATTATACCATTACAACCAAAAGAATTAGTAACACCTCGTGTTATCGTTCAAACGTATCACGTAAAATCAAAAATACCAAGTTACGTTTACGAAAATATTAAAAAATATGCACCAGATTATAAACACGTTATTTATGATGATGCAGAAGCGTATACTTTCATCGAAAAACATTTCGGTATTGATACTGCTTCAAAATTTTTAGCACTAAGACAGGGTCCTCATAAAGCCGATTTGTTTAGGTACTGTTATTTATACCAATTTGGTGGTATTTATCTCGATATAAAAACAGAACTTATTAAACCAGTCTCCGAAATATTTACGAATGATTATTTATACTCGGTACTATCAATAATCAATAATTCCATATATAACGGTATAATATCAACACCACCAAAAGATCCAGTTTTCTTAGATTTAATACAATTCATGATCAAACAAGATAATAACCCTCATTACTTATACAATTGTGTTGAAATGTATAACATTTTGAAAAAACGGTCGGGTTCTAAACTGCAACAAGGGTATAATTCCGGAAATACATACTTATTTGAAGAAGTGTGTACAGAAAGAGATAGTTTACAAAGACACGGAAATAAATCAAATAAATATAAATACAAATATCATACACAATGTAAAAATGGTAACGATAAGTATGGTTTATGTTGTTACATTTATGATAAAGGAAACTTTATTATAAAAGGAAGATATTCAGATTTTCCATGGAGATAAATTTAAGACCAAGGTATATCCTGTGGACGAAATCGACACCCATCTTTTAAGAAGTCAACAAACTTTTTAAATTCTGGTTCAGTTATATCTGTATTTTCCATCGAATCGAGTACTATACCAACGAACTTATTATACTTAGGGTGTGGTCCATTATGTGTTACTCTATTCTTACGAAGGTTACCTATTTCACGAGGCATCATGATTATATTATCACTCGCTTGTAAATCGTATTTAACGCGATCAAATATTGGGTGGTGTCTAAACTGTACAGGTATGACGTGATGATCTTCGACGTTACGAATATTAAAACGAAGTTTAAAATTTTTTCGTAACAGTGACCCGTATCTCATACCATAGTCTGGGAATAGATTTAGACCGGCGCGCATCATCGAGTCTTCGAGTTCATCAACTTCGTCCCATGCAGTAAAACACTCATCTGAAGACGAATTAGCACATATTTCCTTTGCTTCGTCTATAGCTTCTGCAAACCTATATTGAAGACGCGGATTATTGAACGTTTCGAACGCTAATTTGATTTTTTTAGAGTATGTACCTTCGAGAATGTTCTTACGTATTTGATGACGTTTGTTTTCGGGTGATGGGGGTATTGAAGAAACTCTGATCATTTACTTTTTAACGTGGTATATCTTTAACACGTTAAAAGGTAAGTGTGATCCCAGCGGGGGTCGAACCCGCGGCCTCGGCGTTGCGTTTGTGACACTAAAGTCACTTAGGTATACCTAGTAGTGTATAAGCACCGCGCTCTAACCAACTGAGCTATAGGATCATATTTATACATCGACCATAAACTTTAAGCCAAACACAACTTTTATTAATCGTAAAACATACTCTTTGTATTCAATCATTTGTGTTGTACTATGTAATATAGTTTAATCTTTATATACCACACGAAGGGTGAGATTCTAAATCCATAGATTGTCTCGGTGTTGGTAACGTGTTATCGGGTGTTTTTGGACGTGCCATCCACTTTTTTATAGCTTTTGTTACACGCGAATCGTCTTGTATAATTAGAACATTATTTGAAATTATACTTAACCCATTACATACGTCGGGTTTATTTTGTTTGTCAGGGAACGTTTCATTAAACGCCTCTATAGTATGACCAGGTATATCCGGTGCTTCATCGAGTAATCTATCGTAATCTAAACGCACTTTATTCACGAAATCTAAAACGTCTTCACGATATTTCGTTTCGAGTGATAATTCCATATCAATGTTCCTATAAAATTTTGAGTATTGGACGGACATGACTGAGTGTGCTTCCATCATACGTGAAGAATTATTAAACTTTGATATAGATGTAAGTATACCCGCAACAACATTCATAAACGCAAAAAAATACTGAAAAATAACAATTTTTTGTTTTTGTTTACTCGACATGTTTTGATCATTAGGACTTAAAACCGCAAAACCACCAACGCCAGTAATACTTGATATAACTATACATGGGTACGATAACCAATCGTTTTGTTTCTTATAAAACATACGCGCGTGATTGTGTAACCATCGGTATCCAGCAGCCTTTTCGGCCCATCGGATTAGGAGTTGTTCTTGTTTCGGACACCAATGATGTTGTTCTGAGGTGTTGTCTCCCATTACTCTTTCTTAGAAAATAAATAAGCATATTCTCGTGCCTGTGTATCAACACGCTCGTTGTTTACGTTTCCGTTATGCGCCTTTACCCATTTAATATCGACTATTTCAAATTTACGCATTAACTCAACCATTTTTACCCATTCGTCTTTATTTTTTACGTCACCACCTTTTGATGTTTTCCAACCGTTACGTTCCCAATTTTTAGACCATTCCGTTAGACCCATGCGTACATAATTACTATCGGTAAAAATACGAACGGTCGTGTGTCCCAATTCTATACACTTTTCTAGAACTTTTATTATTGCAGTCATTTCCATAACGTTATTCGTAGATATCTCTTTACCACCTTTATCTTCAATTTTAGGGTCCGTGTTTATGAGATACGCCCACCCACCGGGTCCGGGATTACCCAAACAACTTCCGTCCGTGTACGCTTCGATCATTTATTATATACACAGGTTTAAACTTTATACTTCAATAGTGTGTTCTCGTTTATATGGGAACCAATAATAATAACATTTAACAACCGGATTAAACAGTACACATGGGGCAAACACAGTTCCAAAAATTATTAAGAATATATAAACACTTTCCATTTATAGAAAAAAAGACTTAAAATTTTAAGTATTTATAATATAAAACATGTTCCATCAAGATTGGGATGAAGTTACCATACACGGTAAAAGTGTTACTAAAGAAAAAGAAAAGGAAAAATACGTCAAGTTCATGGGTCAAGAGATAAAATTACCTAAACGGAGTCAATATTCGGGTAAATCACCGGAACAAAAACTTGACGAAACTGAGTTAGGAACGCACAAAAAAGTCAGTAAAGAAACGGGTTTAACAATTCAACGAGCACGTGTCGCAAAACAGTATACACAAAAAGATCTTGCTAATCTAATTAACGTATCGTCAGATATAATTTCGTCATACGAATTGGGTAAATCAATTCCGGACCATAAAATCATGCAAAAACTGCGTCGTGTTTTGGGCGTTAAACTCTAATGATTAATAATATGGATGATACATTAGGTAAAAAAATTCAAATGCTACGTATAAAAAGAAGTCATACACAAGTTGAACTTGCACATAGAATAGGTGAAACTTTAGATACTATAAACAAAATCGAATCAGAAAAAACCGAACCAAATCGGTACGTACTCGAAAAAATACAAAAGTATTTTAAGGTTAAACTTTAAAAATTGTTCTAAATTTTAAAATCTAAATTTTATTTGTATATATTTTTTAAATTTTATTTATTTGCTAGTAAACGTTTAATATACGATTAGTTGGAGAACGCGAGACCGCCCATACCGGATTGCACGCGGAGAACGTTGTAGTTGACCGCGAACATGTCGAGGGATGGTGTGGCCAAATCCGAACCAGTCAAATCCTTAAGTTCGACGGCAACTTGCGCGTTGTCAATTCTGGAGAAGTTGCAAGTACCCGTTGGTTGATGCTCTTCTGGCTTGAGCGCAAAGGAGTACGAGTAGATACCTGGCATTGGGGAACCGGAGTGGTGTTGGTATGGTTGCACTTGGTTGAAGTACTTACCGGATTGTTCCTTGAATCTGTCTTGACCGTTGAGGACCAACTTGAGAGATTTAACTGGACCGCACGACGTAGTAGCAGCACCACTGGCATCTTCACCAAACACGTGCGTGGACCCCCCAGTTTTGGTTTGTAACAATGGAGTACCGATAGCAGAAATTGGGACAGCACCTTCGTTCGCGGCGTCGGCAGCTGGATCCAAATCGATGATAACATCAGTGGCAGCAGAGTTGGAGCAGAAGTTCCACAATTTTGCACCGGCGGCGGTGCCGTTGTTAAGACACCAGACCAATTCCTTGACTGGGTGATTGTACGACAATCTGACTTGCTTGGTCGCACCAGAAGTGACCGAATCGGAACCAGTGTGTTGCACTTGCTCGATCAAGTATTCGTGACCCTTTTGCGCAAATCGTCTACGCTCTTCAGTGTCGAGGTAGATGTAGTTGGCCCAGACCTTGAAAACACTCTTGTCCAAGTAAGTTTCCATGTCACCCGCCAAGTCAAAGTCAAGTCTGACTTCGTGGTATTGCAAGGCAATCAATGGCAAAGCCAATCCTGGGTTTCTGTTGAAAAAGAAGATGAGTGGCAAATAGACAGTGGAAAGCGCTGGTGTCCACGACGAAGTCATCTTAGCCCACGACGCCTTCTTGTCGGAGTCCAAATACAATTCAGAGTACATTCTCCACCATCTTTGGTAGTGTTTATCGATTCTTTGACCACCAATGGACAATTCAACATCCTTGATCGCACGTTCCGCGATCCAGCAGGTACCAGTGTCACCACCAGTATTGTTCAATCCGGTTTTCGTCTTGAGTTCGACGTACATGTCACCGACCAAATCACCATTTCTGGCGACCGTGACGGAAACGCGACCAGAGTTGGCAGCGGTACCGTTAACGGTTTGTTCGATGTTTTCCATCGCGAAGTTAGTGTGGCGTTTGTAAACCGCCTGGAAGAAAGTGACTTTTGGGTTA